GGCTCTTCCAAGACTAGCTCCTACACACTGGCTACCACCGATGTTGGTGAGTACATCTTGCTTGGCGCAAGCGGTGCGATTGTGATTCCTGATGCTACGTTTGCGGCTGGTGACGTTATCACCATCTTTAACAACACCGCCAGTACAGCAACAATCACATGCTCAATCACAACGGCGTACATTGCAGGCACATTCACTGACAAAGCCACGATGACCTTGGCGGCGGCAGGTGTAGCAACTGTACTGTTCATCACCAGCACCCTGTGTGTTGTTTCAGGAAATGTGACCTAATATGAGTTCAACACAGCAACTATTGTTAGGCGAAGGCGCAGGCGGTGGCCCAGCCAACTACATTGAAGATGTGTTTAGTAGTTGGATTTACACGGGTACAGATGCTACGCTGGCTATCCCCAATGGCATTGACTTGTCTACCAAAGGTGGGTTGGTTTGGATAAAAAACAGATCTACCAATTCATCTTTTGGAGGCAATCATCAGTTAGTTGATACTGTTAGGGGGCGTACAGCCACTAGTGGCAGTAGTATGCTTTCAACTAATAACGCTGACTCGTCCTCTGGTACTAATGGGTATGATGCTTCTACACAAGGCTTTAGTAGCTTTGACACTACTGGGTTTACAGTTAAATCATCGGGTGGTGAGGTGTATTCAGGCGCGTGTAACACATCTGGTGTTAGGTACACCTCATGGACATTCCGAGAGCAACCAAAGTTTTTTGATATTGTGACTTATACGGGGAATGGGGCGGCTGGGAGACAAATTTCTCATAACCTTGGGTCAACGCCGGGTTGTATTATTGTTAAAACAGCAACTGGCGGCAATGGATGGAATGTATGGCATAAAGATTTAGGCGACAGCAACGAATTGTTACTAAATTCTACGGCTGCGTCTACAAGTTTTGGGTATTTTGGAGGCGCTCCAACCTCAACAACCTTTACGGTAGATGGCGCTGTAGGAAATGGAACAAACACTAACGGTCAATTATTTGTAGCTTATATATTTGCTAATAACGCAGGAGGCTTTGGTGCGGCTGGTACAGACAATGTGATTACGTGTGGGTCGTTTAATACCGATTCAATTGGAATTGCAACTGTTACTTTGGGATACGAACCACAATGGTTGATGTTTAAAAAGACTAACGGCCCAAGTAACTGGACAATCAAAGATACTATGCGGGGGAGTCTGACGGCATCTATTTCAGGGCAGTCTGCGGTTAATCTTTCTGCTAATACCAATGGTGATGAAAGCACTAACGGAGATGTAAACGGCGTGAATGCAACTGCTACGGGGTTTTACTCAAACGGTAATGAAGTTAGCGGTTCGTCAACCTACGTCTACATAGCCATCCGCCGTGGCCCGATGAAAGTGCCAACTGCGGGTACAAGTGTGTACAGCCCTATTGTTTCATCCGCTTCTGATAACACCAAACTAACTACTGGATTTCCTGTTGATTTGCAATGGGCTGGTGTTCGTGCTGGTGATAGCGATAACATGACGGTTATTGACAGGCTAAGATCAACAAGCACAAATACAACACAATCAAACGGACGTTTTTTAGAAACATCACAAACAGTAGCAGAAAACAGTGGGTCAGGTTCTAGTAGAGCAAACTATTGGGATAACACAGGGTTTCGTATGCCGGGAGCATACTCGGGCGGCTCTATGGTGTTTTGGAACTTTGGACGTGCCCCTAGCTTCTTTGATGAGGTTTGCTATACAGGGACGGGAGCAAATCAAACATTACCGCATAACTTAGGAGTAGTACCTGAGTTAATGATTACAAAAAACAGAAGTAATTCATCAAATTGGCGTGTTTACGATGCTTTTAATGGCCCAACAAAACGTGGAAGTTTAAATGACTCACAACCATGGGACGTGCAAAGCACCATGTGGAACGATACTGCGCCCACATCAACTGTGTTTACTGTAGGAACTTCTAATAGCGCCTCCTCCCAAACCTACGTCATTTATTTGTTTGCAACTTGTGCGGGTGTTTCCAAAGTAGGCTCATACACAGGAACGGGCGCGTTACAAACTGTTAACTGCGGTTTTACATCGGGGGCAAGGTTTGTCCTCATCAAGCGAACCGACAGCACAGGCGGTTGGTATGTGTGGGATTCTGCCCGTGGCATTTCATCAGGCAATGACCCATATTTATTGGTAAACAGCACAGCCGGTGAAGTTACGGGTACAAACTACGTTGACACAACAAGCGTGGGCTTCCAAGTAACCGCCGCCGCACCAGCAGAAATTAACGCAAGCGGTGGCACATTTATCTTCTTGGCAATCGCATAAGGAAAAATCATGCAAATACGAATCAGATCAACAGGTCAAGTGCTTCTTCAGCACGAGTGGGAAAAGTGGGTTGCTCAGACTTACGCCAAGTCATTGAGTGGCATATCTGAAGAGGCTGTCAATCGCTTTGAGTCAGACATTGTGTTTGAAGGCCCACAAGCCACAGGCGGCACTGTCTACCAATACTCACAGCAAGACGGCGTTGAACAAGTTGACGGCAAGTGGTACACCAAGTACATCCTTGGCCCAGTGTTCACAGACACGCCAGCCACAGACTTCCAGCCTGCCAAAACAGCCGCTGAGAACGAAGCTGACTACCGTGCGATGAAAGACGCAGAACAAGCCGCAAATGTACGCAGACAGCGTACTGAAATGCTTAAAGATTGCGACTGGGTGGTGACTAAAGCTATAGACCAAAATGCTCAGGACAGCCTTGGCATTCAGATTCCTGTGGTCTGGGTTACATACCGTCAAGCCTTGCGCGACATCACTGCGCAGTCTGGTTTCCCTTGGACAATCACTTGGCCTACACAGCCTTAAAGGAAAATATGTTTATAACTTGGAACATCTCACAGCTTGATCGTAAAACAGCCGATGGTTTCGTGACCACTGCTCACTGGCAAGCAACAGCCGTAGATGGCGAGCATACAGCCTCTATCTACTCAACTTGCTCATGGGCTGACGGTACGCCTACCATTGCTTATGCTAACTTGACTGAAGCCACAGTGCTGGGTTGGATCTGGTCAAATGGCGTAGACAAGACGGCGACTGAAGCCGCATTGATGGCTCAGATCAACGAAAAGAAACAGCCTAAAATATCAACGGGAACACCTTGGAGCAACTAATGAAACTGCAACTGCCAATTGAAACAGCAAACCAACTTTTGGGTTACTTGGGTACGCGCCCTTACCAAGAAGTCTTCCAACTAATCCAAGCAATTCAGGAAGCCGCAAAGCCTCCAGAGCCAAAGGCTGAAGATGGAAACGGTGGAGACTAAGCTTGCTGTCAAAAAAGGGCCAGTCTCTTTTGTAGGCAAACCATACACCAAAGAATTGGTGAGTGAGTACATTGCTTACAACCCAGAGACTGGTGCTTTTACACGCCTAAAAACATCTGGAACCAAAAAAGCTGGTGATCCAGTTGGTTTTGCTAATGGTGGGTATTTGCAAATAAGTGCTTGTGGAAAAGTAGTTAGAGGTCATCGACTTGCTTGGTTCTTAACCTATGGGCGTTTCCCAACAACGATTGATCACATCAATGGCAATGGACTTGACAATAGGTTGATCAACCTGCGTGAAGTAACGCAACAACAGAACATTCATAACCACAGAAAACCGCCGAGGCATAACACTTCGGGCTATCTTGGTGTTTCGTACTTTAAGGCTGGAAATAAGTTTTCAGCACACATAAATCTTGATGGGAAGAAAAAACACCTTGGGTACTTTGTTGACCCAGAGGTTGCTCATCAAGCGTATTTAACAGCCAAACGAGAGCTTCATTCAACATGCTCGATATAAAAATGGTCACTGAGACGGAGGCTAAATTGTTGGCTCATGAGCAGATTTGCCTTGAACGCTACAACAGCATAGATCGCTCTTTGCGTGATGGGGACAAGCGCATGACAAAGATCGAGTACCTCTTGTATGGGGTGATCGTGTGCGTGTTGTTTGGGCCGGGCGTTGCAGGCGAACTCGTCAAAAAGATCTTAGGTCTGTAGCCATGAGGGATTTGGTCGAAGCGTTTATCGTTGCGGCCTTTTTGGTTATTTTTATTGTCTGGGGTACGTTCACCCTCATTTGGATTTGGGGATGAAATGGTTGTTGGTAATCTTTATGCTAATGCCAGAATCCTCCAGTCAAAAAAAGAAAGATGAATATCGTTGTGTGAGGTGGGCTTGGACAGGAGATGTCTACAACCGCAAAGTAGTATGCCTTGAGTGGCAAAAGGTTGAACGGAAATGATTGATCCGATCACAGCTCTTGAAGGGCTACAAGCCGCCATAGGGCTCGTTAAGAAGGCTAGTAAGGTCGCAAACGATTTAGCAGGCTTAGCCCCCATGGTTTCCAAGTTCTTCGATGCGAAGAGCGTTGCTACTAGGGCGATGGTTGAAGCCAAGCGTTCTGGCAACAAATCAAACCTTGGTGCGGCTCTTCAAATCGAGGTTGCTCTTGATGAGGCTAAACGCTTTGAAGCCGAATTACAGATGCTTTTCATGCAGACGGGCCGTATAGACGTGTGGCAGAAGATCAAAGAGCGCCAGCAACAGATGGACATTGAGGATGCTCACCTAGCTCGTCAAGCCAAAGCTGATGAGAAGAAGCGCAAGGAAGCTGAAGAAGAGCAGTTAGCGTGGGCGATTGGTATTGTGGTGATTGTTATGCTTTTGGGTGCAGTTGGTTGGGGTATTGCTGAAATATCTGAGCTGTGCGCTAGATCAAGGTGTGGTCGGTGAATGAGTATCAAAAACAAGCTGACCTCTTCTTCAAGGTGTTCGTGCGTCTGTGTGTGGCGTGGTGGGTGCTTGGACTGCTCCGCTTCCTGCCAGACAATGTTGCCAAAAAATTACTAGGGATGTTTGGACTATGAGTGACGAAAAGCCAGCAGATGTATTAAGTAAAGTTCTGTCCTATGTGGATAGCCCATTCAAGCTGTTTGCGCTGTTGCTGATGGCTGTGTTTGCGTTCTCTGGGTACTTTGTCTGGCAGAACCAATCGTTCTTGTTTGAAGCGTACAAAGAGAACAAGAAGCTTCCAATGATCGCAGAGGATAGGGCTGAGGACGTGGTGGCTCACTTGTTTAAGAACACTGATGCAACCGTGATCGCTATCTTCAAAGTCAACCCACTGTTTGGGACAAGGGTTTTGTTCCGCGCCTACACCCGAGAAGGTCGAGACAAAACGCATGATGGGTTGGATGTAGGTCTATTCACGCAGAGTTCTGGCAATAATCGTGATGTGATTGCTCTGATGGCAAACGAGATACCTTGTAGCGAATACGCTATAGCTCAGAGCGAGATCGGGCTTTGGTACATCGAAAAGGGTGTGACCTTTGGATGCCGTGTCAGT